ACTGTTGTACCTGTTAATGTTGGCGGATCAATTGTATCTAAAAATACAGTAATATAGTTATTAGCTCTACGTGTTCCTAAGTTTGTTGGTGTTATCCAAATTGGTGTTCTTACATATGTGTTGTCTGAAGTGAAAAGTCCGTTTGCAACTTTAAGTACAGTATTGTCTGAACGAAGAAAGTCGTCGCCAACAACAAAAATTCTAAAAGTTCTTTCTACACTAGTATCACCATCACTTGCAATTACAGTAAATTGAAAATATCTATTTAATTTTTTTGGACTTTGTGTAATATCTGCATAGTCATAAAACGTACTATCGTAATAAAAACTATCAAATCCGTTAGCACTTAAAATACCAAAGTCATAAGGTGTTGTAGCATAGTTGATTGTATCATAATAACCATTACCCGATCGTTTATCTAAAGCAAGAATTGGCTCAACAATACCAACTAGTCTGCCGTCTTCAGTTAAACTTATTCCCGGAGGTAGTACACCGTCTCTATCTTTAAGAGTATAAAGAATATTATCGCCTGCAGATACATCCGGATCAATTGCTTGTAATTGAAAATCTAAAGGTTCACTATCTAAAATAAAAAATGTATTATTGGGCCCTATTGGTAATAAGTCTGGATTAGTTATCCATACTGGTTCGTCTGAGCCTTCGACTGTTATTGTAAAAGTTCTATCTTGTATAACACCATCTAATGTAGCACGTAATACAAACTGACTAGTTGTAGATCGTTGTACTTCAAACGGTGTACCCTTAATGTTATAATCTTCTATACGCAACCCTCTAGGCAATCCGCCACTTATTAGTTGTATAGTAGGTGCAAATGAAGGATTGATTGGAAGAGGTACACTAGTTGTAATACGTTCATCTAATGCGGCGAGTGATGTCCCAGAGATGCTTGTCCATAATTCCATTAAATACTTCCTAAGTCAGTTGTAATCGGAGCAGGAGTAATTATTGATCCGTAATCTACATCTATTGTAGCAACAAGATAATCCATAAAATTTGTTATATTAGGTACTACAGCACCTAAGTCTAATTGTGTTGAATACTTTGCAACTTGACGTACATCTATACCCCAAACATTACCATTTAGGCCACCTATAAACGTAGTAGCATCAATAATGTTTGCATCTGTTATACTTCTTCCTGATGCATTTAAATTTCCACCTAAACTTGGATTTGTGTCAGTTGAAATAACTACACTGTCGATGCTTAATGCACCATTAGCTATTGTTGTTGTAGCACCAGTACCGGTAACTCTAAAAGTGTCGCCGTCTTGTAAACTTAATGTTCCACCGCTATCTGCTTCAACTGTAAGAGCTTGTAGTCCGCCTAAGGAGTTAATTCTTACAACATCGCCTACAGTAGTAAGTGTAATATTATCTCCAGCATCTAATGTTCTAAAATTTAATGTAGACGCATTTTTACTTTTAAAAAGTTCTTGGCCACCGCCTAGGTTTGCAACCTCAGTTGATTCAGGTTCTCTTAAATCAAGTTCCTCAAAATTTTGATTAACTTTGATAAATGCTTCACGTAAATCATCGCCTGTGCCATCGTTTGCAATTTGTCCAATATTAATTAAGTCCATTATATGCTCCTCTATCGTATTTATGTGTTCTTAATTTGAAGAACATATGGATTATTAAATGGTTGAAAAAGATATCTATTTACACTACCTAATAATACAGTACTATTTGTATAGTCATATTGGTTTCCGCTTTCTCTCAACAAGCCTTTTCTTGAATTATCAGTTATAAAATCTTGTAGTTGTGCTGGAGTAAATGCTGGATTAAGTTGTAAAATACATGCCCCTAGTCCTGCAACCTGCGGTGCCGCCATTGATGTTCCGCCAATATTACAAATCCTATGAACACTGTCAGTTTCAAAAGGATAAGGTCCGTCTGTAAATCTATTAGTAATACTTGTAGCACTCATAATATTTGTTCCCGGAGCATAAATGTTAACTCCTGGACCGCATTCTGAACTTGCAACTTTTTGTTCCTGTCCGCTAATAACATTAGAGTCGATATTACCAGTCATAAATGCATTACTACTAAATGGTGATCCACCTCTGTGATAAAACACTGTACCACTTTTATTAATAAAATTATTATAATCAACATCACCTGGAATTGCAACCCTTTGGCGAGAATTACCAGCCGCAATACAAACGTGTATACCTGCCTCAATCATTTCTTCTACGTCAGCATCAACAGAAGGAATACGTACTCCAAATCTGTAGCCGTTAAGAGTAAAGGCACCAATCATCCCTAAGTCTGTACGTCTTGTAGTATCTCCAAAAAACTCACCTCTATATTCGCCTCCACTAAAACTAGTAAATGTAGTTCCATAACCCCAACTCATATTAACAATTGTTGGACGTTTAACACCAGTAACTGGATCTACAGGTTTATTTTGATGCCATAGTTTAATAACATCAAAAACATCGGATATAGGAATGCCAGTACCACTGTCGCCACTACCTTCTAGACCATTAACTTTAACACTATAAATTCGAGCTTTTTTAGCCCAACCATATGTCAACCCTGCAGCAATACCTGCACAGTGTGTACCGTGACCGTCAAAATCTCTATAATGGTTTGCACTTTGTGTTCCTGATATGCCGCTTTCGTCATACCAGTCAATTTGTTGTACTCTAGTAACTCCGTCGGAATCTAAAAATTCTGGATGATCCACTTGTAATCCGCTATCTTGTATTACAACATCTACACCATTACCATCTAATGTATAATCATAATTATTGTTAACAGGGGTACTATCAGTATACGGATCGTTTGGAGCAATGCATCTTCTTAGTCCCCAATTTACAAACGTGCCTGTGTCAGCTGTTGTTTTAGTAAAATTTGCATCTTGTGTTGCATTAAGTCCAATACTAATATCGTCACGTTGTTCTGGAGGAATTTCAACAGCAACAACTCTTTCATCGTTTGCTACAGCAATAGCTTCTTCGTCTGTTAACGCATAATGTGTATTGCGTGTTGATCCTGGTCTTGGGTTAACAATAGCTACAGAACGTCCAGGAATATCTCCTGCGCCCGTTGAAGCAATCATTTCTGTGTTAAATGCTTCGTAATTAACGCCTGCTTTAAGTGTTACAATATATTCTTTTTCGCTCATTGTGTTTTCCTAATAAATTTATGTTGCTTTAACACCTATAGTGTCGCCGCACACACCAAATCTTAATCTTAAATCTTCACCTGAATAATTATCTGACATGTTGTTTCTTAACCTGTAAGTTACAACATCACCTGAACTTGCACCGTGAAAATCTAAGAACGTGTAATGTCCGGATCCTGGATTAGATCCAGTTGCTGCTTGTACAAAAGTTTTTACTTGTGTGCCCGGCAATGCTCCATTTACTATTCTCATTAATTCAAACTCAGTCGGATTATTAACATTTACCGCATTTTCAACAGATATGTTCATAGTAACAATTACTGAATTATAAATTCCAATAGTTATTCCTACTTCAATAGGAGTAGAATTATCATCTGCAAGTAACCAGCTGCCTGAACTTACATTGTTGCCAGTGTCTTCGCTAGTTGCTCCTGAAAATCTAAGCCAAGATTCGTTACTTCTTTGATCAACATATCCCTTTGTTGCAGCATCAGTATCAGCAACAGGGTTACCGACATTTACAATTTTAGATCCAGTAACAACAACATCGCCTACACCTTCTGCAGCATTCAATATAAGATTGTTTGCACTTGATATTTCATAACTTCCGGTACCAGTGATAAACAATTGACCTGTATTTACAGCGCCTACCGTAATTGGAAATAAAGATTCATTTCCTCTACCAAGTACATCGTCCAGTGTATCAGTACTAGGTCCACCGCCACCGCCGCCTGATATTGTTACAGTATTACCATCACTAATACTAAGTTGTCCAGTTTCTGTGTTATAAAATAATGTTTGGGGAGTCGGAAGTGCAACAGTATTTCCTCCACCTATTGAAATATTGTTACCAACAACTTGTAATTGTAACAAGGTTGACAGGTCTATACTGTTTCCTCTTTCAATTGAAAGAGTACTACCAATTAATCCTAAGTTTTGAGAATCTGTATCTTGGGTAATAAATCCAACATCGTTTGTAAATTCACTCAATGCTGTAGGTTTATTATCTAGTGTATTCCAATCTCCGGAAACTAAATCTACAATAGATTCTCCGTTTAAAAGAATTTCAGTACATTCAACAGTTCCAGAAAATTCAGCATCAGTTGCACCAATAATTTTACATCCAGTAATATCTAAATCGTCTTCAGAAGATAGTTCTTCAATTTGCTTATTTGACTTGTTTAGTATAAGGGGAAATCTATTTGCCATCTGCTAATTCCTGTTGTTTTATATATTTATCGTATCTACTCAAAGCGCCGCAATCCTAGCTTGGAAGTCTGCAAAATCTGCACTTGCTGCTACTACTGTTTTTAAGTCTGTTAAACTAATAAAAGTTTCATCAGCTGCATATAGCTCGTCAAAATTATCATTAATTTTTATAAATGCTGTACGCAACGGATCGCCATCGCCTCTATTAGGCCTACTACCTACACTAATTTGTTGTTGTGCCATTTATTTTCACTCCCAATGCTCCAGATGTTCTACCTGCGACTACAGTTACTCTTGCACCTTTGTCTTCTTTGTTAACAAAGTTACGTGCTTTTTTGTTGTTAATTTTCTTTGTATTAATTTTTTGTTCTTGTGACATTATACTCTTCCTACTAACACTTCTACTATTCCGTGGTCTTCGGTTTCTTTAGCTCCAACAGCTTTACCAATTACTTGGCCTACACCGGGCGTGTTATTTACAATAGCATATCCCGGAATTGCACTTGTTACAAGCATATCACCTTTAGCAACCTTACCAATTACTTTACACGGTACACGACCTTGTAGTGCTAGTGCTGTTTTATGTTCACACTCAATACCTGCATTCATTAAGTAAGCTGGATCTGTTGACACAACGCCTGCAATTCTACGATCGCCTTTAACATTAGTAATTGTAATTTCTTCATCGCCGCCAAATACAACTACAGTTCCTGCTTCGTAATTAGCATCCGCTGCATACCACTCTGCCAAGTCAGCAAATGTTGCTTGGAAGCTAGATCCAGCTGTTAGTGTCCAATCGCCTTCAATTATTCCAGCTTCTGCATCACCACCGCTTGATAACTTTTGTGTGTACACTGAAGTGTATCTAGAAGTTGTTTCACCAATAGCATATAGTGCATCAGTATCTGGTTTAATACCATCAATGTTAAATAATGCAGGAACGTTTGAAGCTGTTGTTCCATTTTTAACAACAATAGCAACTTCACCTTCTCCTGTTTTACCAGTGTTTGCACCAATAGCAATACCTGTACTTGCTGCAGTTTTTTCACCAGGTGCTTCAATAAAGCTAGTATAGATCCAATCTACACCTAGTCTACCTTCACCGTTAAAACTACTATTGTTTTGTAGCACACTTTCATCAGCACCAGTATTGCCAATATCTAATGAACTTGGTATTTCTACAATCATTGAATTGTCTGTACCAAACGCTGATAATATAGTTGCTTGTCCAGGTGTCTTAAAGTCTACTCGCGAACCTGTTAAACTTAAAATTTCGTAAGTGTCGTTACCGCCTAATTTTAAACTGTTTACACGAATACTTCCATCTGACTGGGTTAGCAATACTGAATCAGCAGCACCTGCATTTGATGCTGATATTTCAGTAACTGATCCTGCACCAGCTTGTACTCTACCTAACACTGTATTTTGTTGCACATCTGGCAAGTCAGCAAAGTCAATGCCGCCCGGTGCTAATGTTACAACACCGTTTACTACAGTAAAGTCATCTTCATCAAATGCTGCAAGTCCTAAATCAGACTGTACTGCATCTGCGGCAGTCCAGCCTACATCAGATTTACTAATTGGTCCAATTGCTATTGCTGATTGCATAGCTAATTTAGACTGAGCAATTCCTGCTGATGCATTTACATTGTCGTTATCAATTACACCAGATTTAATATCTGTTTGTAATGTTGTTTGTAACTCTTGTCTATCTGTAGTAAAGCTAATATCACTTGCTGCTGTGTTAACACCATTAGCATATTCTTCCATTGGTGCTACAACTACTGTTCCATCAGCTGCACCGGCTACTACAATTTCATCGTCTACTTGAATAGTTTGCCCACCTGCTGATGTATCGGTGTAGGTAATAATTAATACTCCACCTTCTACAGAGTCAGTAGTATCTTGGACATCTACAATAGTGCCTGCGCCAGTAATGATTTCTTCTGGTGCACCTCTATCACGATATGCTGTAAAGTCTTGGTTAGTTGAAAATGTTCCAACTCCGCCTGTTGTGGAAGAATTAAGGAATAAGCGTTTTTTGCCTGTTGAAATTAATACTTGATTTGCATCCGTACTGTTAATTTCGACATTTCTTGCTGAATCAATTTTATTAGTATTTCCAATTAGTCCATCAACATACTTTTTGTTTGCTATGTCACTATCAGCTAGAGGATCTCTAATGTTTGTGATAGTATTATTAGCAGCATTTAAGTCTCCTGAGAATGGAATAGCACCATTAGTTGCAAGAACTCCTGGTCCAATAGTATTACTTACAGGATCTCCAGCATGGTTAAATCCTAAACGTCTATTTACATAACCTCTTGTTGCGCTCTGTGTAGGAACAGTATCCGGAGCATTATTAGTCATGCCTGTGTCAGTACTAAATTCACTAACAACAACACCACGTTTAAATCCAATACCATCTAAGTTACTTAGAGCAATACTTGCACTAAATGTAACTGTACCAGTACCTTGGTCAACTGTAAAGAATCTACCTACACGGAAGAAACCATCTTGGTCAGTTGACACGTAGAACACACGCCCTTTGTTACGCTCTTGTACTTCGTTTGGTTGTTGTGGTTCTCTAGGTAGACCGAGCA